GTAAAGTTCGGCAGTCTTATCCATTTGAACAAGACCACCGGGTTCTTTTTTTTTCCTCTTAGACTTTACGCCCCCAGCCATCGTGCTAGTAATGCTACTACAACAATGCCTAGTAAGATAGCCACCGTTTTATGTTCGCTAGCTTTGTTCTTGAGGGTTTTCGGATCAATTCTCCAAGTCATTTATGTCTCCTTACTTAGATAACTCATTCGTTATATCTTTGTCTAGTAACTTCCAGATAATTCCAGCAGCAATTAAGCCTGCTAATCCAGCGTTACCTAACGTCCATACTATATTTAGTATAGAACCAATTACATCTCCAGTTAAGAAGGCAACCTTCTGACCAAAGATAACTTGCAATACAATTGACAAGCTAATTAGTTTGATGCCTACATCTATTGCAGCATCAGCACCGTTTTTTATTTTCTCTAACATTTTAACTCCTTTCGTTATTGTGTTTCTTCATGTAGTTTGTAAGACCTTGAGCTACTTCCGGGCTGCCTTTCAAGTATCCTTCTGCTGAATTGCACCAGTGACATAACAATCCTCTGACTGTTCCTGTTGCATGGCAATGGTCAACAAAAAGTTTGTGGTCGTCATCCTTTCCATAATCACAAAACTCATTAGCACATGTACCACCTTGTTGTTTGAGCATGTTATCGTACTCTTCAACTGTTAGGTTGTACTCAGACTTGAGATGATACTCATGTCTAATGATTGCTTTGCAAGGTTTGCATCGTCTATCTTTTCCAAGATGTGAGCTACTCTTTATATGGAATGCGCTCTCATCTTTTACTGTCTCACAAATTGTACATCTGATTTTGACTACGTTAGACATGCTACTCTTGGTCGTTATCCTCTTCCACTAGGTCAACTAACTCGCATACGCTTCCAGTACAGGCAAGCGTTTTATTACCTACTGTTGTATCTTCCAGCTCGTACTTACTTATCAGGTCCCAATCAACTGACTTGGGCATTGACTTAGCTAGCTCTTTGTACTGTTCTTTAGTACAGTCTTCATACGGAGCTTGCTGGTACGTGTGGTCTGAATGCGGTAGGAAACTTACACCTGACACCTCGTCAAAGTGTTTGTATACCCACGCACCTACTTCCATCCATTCATGTTCCTTGACGGAAACAGTAACACTAGGTTTATGTTCGCAGTAATACCTTTGATATGTTAGCCATAACTCAAGTTGTTCAATAGCATTTCTATCATTCCTAAGTACCGCACCATCAGGTGCTTTCATAGGAAATGTAAAGACCTTGACGCTGTTTGGTTTCATAACGTCTGCTTCACATGGTATACCTTGGTCTTCCATAAGCTGAGCAATCGGATCTTTTGAGTCTGCTCTTACTCTACGGAAGTAGTAGTCATTGTGTCTGGTGTGGATACCTGACGCAGAGTCTACTAGTTGGCTTACTGTACCGCTAGGTTTAATAGCAGTTGTTGCAGTAGCCTGACTGATTCCAAGAAATCCTGACCAGTCTTTGTTTGTATCTACAGAAGCTTGCCTTATCTTTTTAAGGAAGTCGGGTAAGCTCATCTTTCCATGGTAGCCTCTGTTTGTATTGCTGCCGTTCATGAATGAGTTGTCCATGATGCCAGTTAACGAGACACCTAGCAATGCTTCTTCTTCTGTATTAGAGACCCACTTAGGTCTCAGTCTTTTAATATTAGTAAGGGATGCTTGGAACGTACCTAATATGGTAGCCAGCTTAACCTTATTTAATATGTCTTTCTGATGGTCGTCTGCCCTAACAACAACTTCAGTTAGGTTACAGAACTGACCGTCTCTTAATATGATTTCACTACAAGGGTTGCAGCCAAAGTCATGTTCAGTATCACGTCTGCCTATAGATGCGACCTGTTTCTTTGCAGCTTCTCTATTAAAGATACCACGCTCACCAGATTTAGATTCGTAGAGGGCGTTCCATTCTTTCATAAAGATACTCATGTCGGGCTTTTCTGTATAGCATACGCTGTTATTACTAAGTGCCATCTCTGGTGTATCGCTCCACCACTGACCAGACTTAGCACTTCTCATGCGTTCGTCAGTCAAATTACTGAGGGAAATCAATGCACTACGTCTAACACCACCAACGACAACAACCTCTGCTACCTTACACATCATGCGGTGACACTCATAGCTTGTTAACTTTCTGCCTGCAGCATCTTTAAAAATGTTGGTTGAGAAGTTAAACAAATCTAACAATGGCTCTGGTCCACTAGCTCTACCGCCAAATGTTTTAAGCCTTGATCCTTTCTTTCTAATTCTAGAGAAATCCCATTTGGGCATCTCGCCATTATATAAATATGTAATTAGTTTTCTGAATGCAGACTGCCATCCTTCTTTAGAATCTTGAACAACTATAACATCATCGACATCAATAAGCTCTTCTGGTATCTCTGGTAATTTACTTATGTGTTGGCGTTCAACACTAAAGCCAACACCAGTACCATGCATAAGAATGTACAAACACTCATCGAATGCTTTAGGATGGTCAACACTAAGATATGCACAGTTGTATCCAGCTATATGATTCTTGGCTAGCGCTGGTCCAGCAGTCATTAGTGCTCTCATGCTAGGCATAATGTCTAGGTTAAGCACTGCATGCTCTAGTCTTCTTCTAGTTTTAGTATCTAATTCGTAATCTGTATTTTCTTTGAGGTGCTCTGTCATAAAATCAAAGTACCTAGCTACAGTTTCTTCCCATGTTTCTCTTCTATTCTTTTCTGGTAGCCATCTTGCATACCTACTTAATGCTATAAAGTTTTGATAATCATTAGGTAACTTCATTATTACTTATCCTCCTTTAACTTTTATTTGTATTTTGTCTTCACCGTTTTTACTTTTTACAATTCTATATTGTAACTCGCCAGTATGGTGCATGCATATTGCATCAGACATACCTTCATTGTATTGGTTTTCACCGTGTTTTCTAAATGAATAGTATATGCCACCAGCTAGTATAGCCCATAGAATTATGTATAAATCTTCAATTATCATTAGTAATTTCCTTCAATATTATTTTAATACTACCTGTTTCTGCCCATATTTTTTTGGACTGCTGCACTACGATTTGCTTATCATCATGAAAATATACATTATTTAAGGAGTCTAAGATTGCTTTCTCGTAATTATCTAGATCAGCATTGTTGTCACAGAATTGTCCATTCTTGGACGTTTTCTTTTTATTAGACCATGACTTAGCCATTGGAATAAAGAACGTCATATCAGCAGATATGAGCTCTTCAAGCCATTCTTTGTCTTTATTGACTAGTAATTTCTCCATGTCTTTCTTAAATTGTTTGTATTTTTTACCATAATATGTACCCCACCTCGTGACTCTAGGTCTTGAGGCAGGTACAGGATTGATGTTAAATAGCAAATCGATTTGATTCATAGCATTTTAATGTAGTGTTTAGTTATATCATCACCTCGGTAGTCTTCTAAGTTTACACCTTGAAGTTCTGGAATTGCTTTGTAGTTTACTCTACCTTTAGAGGTTCCGTGTTTTAATTGTACACCACCACCTATAAATGATTGTCCTTGAGAGAGTTCGATCAGTTCTTTACGGAGCTTTTCTTCTTTCTCTTTGACAGCTTGTAGTGAAGCATGTATTTCTCTCCACTCTTTGGCTTTCTTCAGCCATTCAGCATCATTTGTTTCTATTAAATCTTGTGCTGTTGGTGCTGGTTTATCTACAGAAAAGTATTGAGTCCAAGCATTTATTATCTTAGATTGTGTTTTCATGTGTGGCACAACAACTTGAAGCAATCCTGATGTATTCTTAACATCATATACCCAGAAGAATAACTTGCTGGAGTGTGTTACTAACAGTTGCTGTTGACATTGCAGCCAGTATTGTTCTGGCAGCAGCGCTGTCTCAGCTACTTCTTTCCATAGTTCAGAACCAGTGCCTTTGATTGGGCATTTGATTTCTAATATTGTATTGTCAGACTCTCTGTAACCATCAAGTGATGCACCAATAGGTACGCCATCGAAGTCATTGATAACTACAACGGGTGGATACTTTGCACCCATGTCATCTTCGAACATGTTACGAGCTTCGTCTTCATATTTGTTGCCATGATCCATAGCAAAGTTTGTTTCTATTTTAGTTACACCATTCTTTACATTCCATAAAGCTAACGGTGTCTTCGGGTCCCACTTAGAACCTCCTAATAATGCACCAACTTCTGATGCCATTCCACATTTGCTACGTACATCTAGCCATTCTTGTGAACCTTGTGGCAAGTCCTCATCTTTAATTATTTTCATTTAGTAATTCCTCTAGTTTAAGTTTATTAAATTCATCAAGCCAGTCTTCTCCGGGAGTTGGCGAAATGTGTACATCAACATGTATCTGTTTAGCAGCAAGCCTCTCAGCCAGTTGGTAAGCAGATTTCTGTCCTACATATGACTTGTCGTTGTCAGCGTAGATTTGCACTTCAGTTATATCTTCTGGTGGTTCGAAGGTTGCCATGCAGTGTGCATTCATTACAGAAAATGCAGGCAGCCCAGAGATTTTACTTGCAGCTAACGCAGTTTCTATACCTTCGGCTAAACAAATAGTACCTTCATGTTCGTGAAGTCTAATTGCAGCACCAGTTATTGTACCTTTTGGTGGCATAATTTTTCTTGCCGTACCTCCTTGAAGTTTTCTACCGTTCTTAGTATACGTCAAATGCCATGATACACCAACACCTTTTGCATCTTGTATTAATCCTAACATTGTAGGGAACGGTCCAAGCTTAGCACCATGCTCCCATGTATATAGCATAGCTTCTTTTAAGGTGTCTGGATAATCATGAATGCCACGCAGCGTTAGATATGTTTCAACATCGCTGTTTGGTCTGATTGGTTCTGCCATCTTAGCTACTTTACGCAATGCAGGCACAGGGTCTTTCTTTTGTTTAGCTGGTTGGAATGTTGTATGATCTATGATAGGTCGTATAGCATCCAAACAATCTGTAAAGCTCCAGCCATGTACTTTTTGTAATAGTTCGAACCCATCGCCAGCACCACATGTATTGCAGTAGTATGTGCCACGACCATCTTTATCATCGAACCTAAATCTATCTGTCCCTTCCATGCATATTGGACAAGGACCATGTTTATTTTGTAAGTAGTTTCTATCTATCCCTAATGAGGATAGAACGCCATACCACTTTCCTGTTACATCTAGTTTGTTACTCATCTTTACTCCTTACTTATACTTATGTTTTCTTTTTGCTTGTTTAATTTGTAAATGTTTAATGTAACTTGCACATTCACTACTTGGTTTTATTGGCACAACATTTTTATAATTTGGAAAGTTTTTAAATCTTGTTTTATAAGTATGAAAAGCCCATCCTTCTTTATAATTATGAATTGCACAATGTCCAAGCAGCATAGCATAGAATTGTTTTCTAAACTCTGGTGCATACGTCAATTTGTTTTTAACTGTTTTAGTTTTCTTGTCTACAAATCCTAATTCTTTATCTAAGACTGCAACATATTTTGATTTCTTTAATTGCACATGCCCACATTTGCTGCATATGTTTGAACCAGAAAACATAGAGAAGCAACCTTCACATATTATTTGTGTTTCTTCTTTAGGTTTAGCTAGCTTTCTTTCTTTAATTGTCATTGGTTTCTTGGGATCAAGAGCCCATTGAATATCATCTTCTACAAAGCCGTGTGTATATACAGCACCTGAGTGGTCAATGATAGTAGCTTTTTCTTTGCCATCGTAAGGTCTAAGAACTCTGCCAACCATTTGTATATACATGCCTAACGATTTAGTTGGTCGAGCTAGTACACATACTTCAGCTGGGGGGCAGTCAAATCCTTCAGTCAACACCATGCAATTACAAATTATTTTCATATTGCCATTATTGAATTCTTCTAGAACCTTTTCTCTTTCTTTGTGGTCTGTTGAACCATCTATGTGTGCAGCTTTAATTCCAATATCTATAAAAGATTCTGCAAGATTTTTGCTGTGTGCTACAGAAGATGCAAACACAATTGTTTTTTTATTGTTTGCTATTTTTTTCCATGATGATACTATGTCACCTATTAGTTTAGGATGATCCATTCTATCTGCAAGTTGTACAGAATTGTAGTCACCCATAGATGTTTGTATTCCATTGAGGTCTGGTATTGTTGGAGCGTAGTATTCGCAACCAACTAGATGTCCTTCTTCTATAAGTTTACCAATTGATGGAGCTTGAATCATATCTGAAAAGATGTGACCAAGACCTCTACCATCTGAACGTATAGGTGTAGCTGTTAAGCCAAGCACTTGACTTTGATTATACATTTGTATAATTTTTAAATAGGTATTGCTTAGGCAGCGATGAGCTTCATCAATAATAATTAAGTCTGCTTTTGGCAGAGCTTCTTTCTTATTTGTTATTGACCGAGACCTTAGTGTATCTATAGAGGCTACTTGTGTTTTATGCCAGAACTCAGAGTTCTCACCAGCCATAATGATTCCGTGTCTTACGCCTTCATCAGTTAGTTTGTTTGAACATTGAGTAATTAACTCACGTCTATGCGCAAGAAACAAAACGTTTTGGTTTTGTTTTATTGAGTGATGTACAAACGCAGATGCCATGACAGTTTTTCCAGAACCTGTCGCTGCTTGTAGTAATATATTTTTGTTGCCTTTTCTTTGAGATCGAATGATATTATTAAGAGTGTCTTTTTGATACTGTCTTAACGCCATCATCCTCCTCCTCGTAATTTACGCCTAAAGCTTTAAGAGCTTCTTTCATTTGTTGTATTGTTTCTTTAAGAGAATCGTTTTCTTTTTTAAGTGTACGATTTATTCTTAATGCTTCATCGTTAAAGTGTTTATTATTATTAGGGTTTACCATTATTCCTCCGTGTTAAGTGAGCAGTTTTAATGTCATGCTCAGGACACCTCACTAAGGATTATTTAAAACGGTATGTTTTCATCTGCATCGTCCGTCTCAGTAATTTCAGCAGTTGGTCTTTCAAGATAAGTAAACTCATCTCCACCAGCTCCGCCTTCATACTCTACTAGCTCCATGACCTGTACACCTACGAGTGTAGCAGTGACGCCACTTTTGCCAGCGTATTCCCATGGTCTTTCCATGTACTGTACGTTGCATAACGATCCATTACCTATAGCTGTGTCGCCAAGGTTGTCACCGTATTTATCTTTAACAAATGGTGCAGATATTTCCATCTTTTCCATGATTCCTGTTACAGGATTCTTTTTGTTAAAGTGTGTGTTACGTTTTATTTTTACAAATGGTGTGCCATCTTCAGGATCAAAGCGTTCTTTCTGTGCAAATCCTTTAGCGACCCATTCTTTAGATTGTTCTGGTGTTACATGGCAATCTACAGTCCATTCAGTATCTTCGGAAGCATACTTAGTGGCAGGGTTGTCTCCAACTCTTGCCCATTTTACTTTTACATTACTTAGTATCATAAGGTTTCCTTATTACTAGTTATAAATGGTGAGGGTTACTCACCGCCTTAAGTACTCATACTAGATGAGTGACTTGTTTCTTTAAGGACAACGCTTGCGTTGTCCCAAATAAAAGTGCCAGACATTTCTCATGGAGGTGTGGTAGTATGAGAGTGTCTGGCTTTATTTTTGTATTGTCAACTACCACGTTTGACAATTTTGTAAATTTGTTTCCCTATAGGGGGCTAATCAAACTTTTTTTCTTCTTGTTCTATGAGTTTGTCTAGGAACCACCTCGCTTTTTTGAGGTCACATACCCCATCTTTAAACCTCCATCTTGAAATATATTTTTGTACTGTACCAGTTAAGTAATCCATCTTCTGGTCAAGTATAAAATCTATAACTTCTATTTTACCTTGTTGGTAATGTGGTGGGTTAATTTTATCTGGTTTATCTGACGGTCTATCTTCATTCCACCGAACTTTGATTTCATTTTTTTTCATGATAATTTCCTTACATGTATTGCTGTATCAATTATTAAAAGTTTATTAATTAAATACGCTTGTTTGTAATACGGATCACCGGGTCCTTTAAATCTAGCAGGACGCAATCCGTTCTTTGCTATGACTTCAAATAATATTCCTGGTGTTGTTACTATTATTTCTTTTCCTGTGTGAAACACCCACCGATAAGCTTTAGTAGTTGAGAGTGCTGATGGTTTGTCGTTGTATTCAATCTCAACCACAAGGTTTCCTGTTTGTTGTGACATTGGGTCGTATTTTACTTCGACTCCTTTGTTATCGCAGGGTATGTGTATATCCCATTCTTTGCAGTAACCGTCAACTAAATATGCATCATCGTATTTCTTTTTGACCCACACTAGTATTTCTTTTTCTATTTTTTGACCTCGTTCAAGGTCTTTTGCAAAACTTGTTTCCATGTTACCTCGCATTTTTATTTGTTGATATAAGTCTTTGATTTATATAGTATTAATAGACATTTTAATACATTATTTTTTACTTTTACCCCACCTAGAGTACATCAGCAGAAGAAGAAGTCTGACCCGTGTACATCTTCCAGTATTAATTTCCCTACTTCTGGTGTCTCTTCATTAAAACTATCATCGTTCCATATTATTTCTTCACGCATGATGTTGAAGATATCTTTAGCGTACATTTTTATAAATTCGCTTTTAGTTGTATTGATTAATGCTTCTACGTCTGCAGCGTGCACACTAAAACTGTCATGTATTGCACCAAAACTTTTTAAATTCAATGCATTTATGACTAGTGACATGTGACTTGCGTCATAAGAGTGAACCCAGTTAGCACCAATTGCTGATAGATGTTCAGCAACTGTTGGTATGTCTGTTGTTTCTAAATACACGTGACTTATTTGTTTCTTTTGCAGCGAACCTTTATATACTTTTTTTCTTGCTACCCATTTTTGAGTGAGTACAGGAAAGCCACTGGGTGTATTCCATGATATGTCTTTCAGGTTCATGTGATTTATTTTATGATCTACCAATGCTTGCAAATATTTTTTAATTTCTACTGGACCATGACAAATTGAATCATAAGCTTTAACTAAGTCTTTTCCTAGTGCTTTAGAATCAGAGCGTGTTATGTCGTAGACTGATGTAATACCAGCATCGTAACAATCTTGATATATTATTTCACCAATTTTTCTAGCACCAGCATCATAAGCTCTAGTCATTGAGCCACGTTTACTGATACCTTTGCGTATTAATTTCATTGGTATGTGTTGCATTTTGCTACCAATGTCTGTGTTTTTATTTAATTCTAATATTTTCTTGCCCATAACTAGATAAAAATCTTTAGGCATTTGCATTGGTATTAAACCGACTAGCTCACCAGCTTTCTCATCTAAAGACATTGCTGCTAAATGTTGCGTACCGTTGTTAACTCCGTCAATTGAGATTGGCATTGATGAATAGTATGGTTCGCCAGAGAGGGCGCTGCCAACTATCCCGCCTATTTCAAAACACAATGATAAAAATACCCATGGTTTTTCAGCTGACATCCAGTATTTTTGTGTGCCTTCAGGGTTTTCAGCTACGTTTAATATCATGTCAATATGTTCAATAGTCCAATTATGTTTGTCTAACACACCCATTTTGTCTACTGAGATGTCCACTAAGCCATCATTTTCAAGAGATGTTTTGTAATCTAACTCTAACCATTCTTGTAAAGGTAATTCAGTAATTTTGTACGTTTGGTTAAATGATGTAGCTGCATGTATAAATGTATATTCTGCACCTTTTTGATTGACAACTTTTTCTTCGGAAAACAAAAAGTGCCCACGTGCTAAATCATTTGATTGATAGCTGAAATATGGATCACGGTTATAAATACGACCACGATAATCTAAGTACATTGATTGATAAAAACTGTAACCTAACCAACCGGGACAATTATCAGTGCCGTTGATTGTATCCAAAATCGCCATATTTCTTGTGGCTTGTGACTGAATGCGAAGGCAGTATTGTTTGTCCGTCCACCGCCTATTTTCAAGGTTATATCTGTCTTGAATTTTATGTAATTTATTTTTTGTTTCTTCTATTTTCTTTAGGTTTTTTAGTTTGTTTATTCTGTTTGTTAGTCTCTCAATTTCTTTTTCTAGCTTGGGTACAGTGCTTGAGTTACCTAAATGTGGTTCAAATAAATCTTCGTCACGATACAATAACATTCCATGCAAATGTTTATTAATGTGTTCTCTTTTAATATCAATAGTGTCAAAATTTACTACTAATCCGTCACTATTTATTAATTCTATTTCTGTATTAATTAGTTGAGGGCGTAACTGTAAACTTACAGCAGCAACTTGCGGATTTATTTTCCATTTTACTTTTTCTAAGTGAGTGATGGATTCAAAAAATGCTTTATTATTATAAGACGCATCAATTTCTACATTTGATTTGACTAATCTTTCAGTTATACCGTTTGTTTTCCTTTGTCCTTTTATCCAAGGTTTATATGGGTACTTAGAAATTCCAATACGGTCTTGTGGGTCAATAGATATTTTTGTAAAGTTTTCTCCAATTTCTAAAACATATGGATTATAGTTGATTTTTTGTTTGATTTTATCTTGGTACACTTCTTCCACACGAAAAAACGGCTCACGAGTAAGGATAAGGTATCTATTATCAATTAATTGGTCTAAGATGAAGTCCCCTACCATTAAACAAAGATTGTCGCTAGAATCGAATCCTCCGACGTTTAGTATATTTAAAGTAGATGCACCAATATTTTTAGATGTGTTGGTTAATTTGATGATTCCTTCGTTTTGTTTAAACTTTTGTACGAGATAAACGAATACTGTGTTGAGTATTCTTACAGTTCTAAAGTCGTTATACACACATTGAGCATCACGAAATATTTGAGCAGCACCAGATGCATTGTTGTTTCTGTTTGAGATTCTGTATTCTAGTATATCTGCTTCATTGTTTATACTATTTTGTTTCATACACCTCCTATAGTTAATTTTTACCTTTATACTATACCCTTATTAAAGAAAGCAAATACCCTTATTAGAAAAGAATGGTTTAAAAAAAACACAAATGTTTTACGAACCATTCGTGTTTTTGATCTATTTGCCTTTCCAGTCGTTTTCCCTTTTTTTCTCTTTATATAATTCGTAACTAAATAATGTTAGCCACGCACAAAATACTACAAAGCTTAAGAAAAGCATTATGCAAACAACTCTTGCATGCGTGCTGGTATTACATGATTGGTGTTACACGCATCACAACAATCACCATCTGGTTTTACAGGGTCTGGATTATTACCGAATCCTGTGAAGTGTTCATTACATATTACACATTCCCATATTTCTTTCCCTTTACGTTCACTTCCTTCTGTTGAACCAGTTACAAAAGTGTCTGTTATTTCTAATCCATGGTGAAGTTCTTCATCTTCTACTCTGTCTGGTGCAACCATTTCTGCAAATAACATATTATGTTTATTGAATTCATTTAACCCGATGTGGTTATGTTTTATATTTTTCTTTTCTAAGTAATCTTTATCATAATATGTGTCAACAAATTGTTCCATTTCATCAACATATATTCTTTTGTCTACTGTTACGATGCATTGATATTGTATTTCTACATCATAGTATTTACGTTGGTATTCGTCAAGCAATAATTTATCAGTCATTATCTTGCTCCTGTGATGATTACATCGTAGTAACCATCTTGTTGATATTTTAATAGTAATGCTTTAGCATCTGTATATGTCAGCATTTTAGGTGACATACGTTCACCGTCAACCCACACAATATATTTTTTGATTTCTTTACCTGTTAACATACTTTTCCATTTAGTCTTCTTCTTCATCATCATTGAACCTCTCTGTTAGTTCATTACAATCTAGCATATCAAAGACATCATCATTTGACATATATTTTAAGCAACATAGTAGAAGATGG